GACTCCGTAACCCCTTGATTCATATAGCCCGTATATCCCGAATATCCCTCTCTCAAAACACCCCCGAAATCTTCCTCTAGCCCTTTAAATATAAGGGCTGCGGCGTTTTCACCACACTAACAAAACCGTATGCGAGGGTCAGTAGAAATGCGGCCTTCGGGGTGCGTTGGGGAAAATCTGGGGTGTGTTATGATTGGTTGCTTATCGCAGCCATGCCTGGAGAGGTAGCCGATTGAACCAAAGGAGCAACGATTTCCCCATACCTGTCGCCAAGAGCTTGCCTGATCTTCGGCTGATTGAAGATTCGGAGAATGTCCTGACGGGTGAGGTTCTGGTTAAACATGATCTTCCCAAGCTCGTCAACGACTTCGGGGGTGGCTTTCCCCTTGCTCAGACCCTCGATAACCTGACCGATCAGGGCTTGTGGGTTAGCGTTGGCAATCGCCTTCATCGCTCCAACGTCTACCGCATCATCAAGGAACTGCCCCGCTTGCTGCTGGAGTTCTGTCGTAGAGTTGCCAGTAAGCATCTGGCGCGTCTGAGTAAAGTTATCCTCGATACCAGCTTGCTTGAGAAACCCATCAACGTCATCCATCACAAGGGTCAACTTCTCCCGCATCTCACGAGAACCGAGTAGCTTGGCCCTTGCGTCACGGTTTTGCCCCATCCGGTCAAACATTTTTGAAATGTCCTTGACAGCACCAAGCTGAAACAACTTTTTCTCAGACTCGGACATACCTAGAACCAGGGGGGTCAGGTCTTCAACGTCTTCCTTTAGGAAGTTTCTCCCTAACTTCAGCGCGTTCAGTGACGAGGCTGAGTCTGCATAAGTCTCTGTCGCCTCCCTGTATGTTGGGTTCTGCTGAGAAAGCAAATCCATTAAGTCGTTTTTCATGGTTACAAGCCTTCGGGCTTTTGCCTTCTTTCCAGACCGTATTGCAACCCCGATAGCGTCACTGAGGTATTCAGACTTAGCAAGGTGCCAGACTTCAAGCTCATTTGCGCCAGGGCCAAGCTGGTTCCTAGCTTTGTTGTATGCGTTCTTGAGTGGCCCTTTCATTTTCAGGACTTCGAGCTTTTGGTTAGTCCTTATGCCCTCGCTAAAAGCCTTGTCATATAGCGGTCTTGCTTTGGTTTCCATCTCTGTGATTGTTCTTTTTACCGTGGAGCCAAACTTAGACTTACTTCCTGTCATCACCTCGATGGACTCTAGCAACCTCTCCTGCTGTGCAGCCTGACGAGCGTCTACAAGTTCCCGACCTTTGTCTCGCATTGTGCCGATACGGTTCATGCCAGTACGAGCAACAGCCCTCATGCCATCGTTTACGTCTGCCAGCGTTGCGTCCTTCGCCACTCTTGCGCCAGTCACAGGGTTTACTCTCTGGTTCAGCGCAGCGTACTTATCCGCTATTTCTTCTCCCGTTCTGCCCGTGGCCTCTGCGGTCTGCCTTAGAACCCTCTCAGCCTTGCTTCTTGGCGACTCTGACAGTTTTGCCCCGATATAATTACCAGTCGCGCCTGCGCCACGGAACAAGGCGTTCAAGCCAGCACCAACTACCGGAGCCGCCACGCCACCAAGCACAGCGCCACCCATAGCCCCGCCAACCTTCTCGCCCTGGTCAGCCGAGCCAGCACCATAAATTCCACCTTGCCCCGCGCCGACTCGCGCCATAGTGCCGAGCTTTGCAGCGTTGGTAGCGCCCTGTAAGGCTCTTGTACCGAGCTGTCTAGCAGCGCCAGCTATACCAGTGGAAGCGGCACCCGCTAACTCAGCCCCAAGTGCTACGCCTCGGTTATCCTTGCTGAACTGCTCACGCTTTGCCTTCAGTTGAGCGTCTATCTTGTCGTAAGCGTCCTCGAAGCTCTCGCCTGTCTTGAGAGAACCTGCAAGCGCAGCAATAGCCCCGCCGATCTCGTCAGACCAGCCAAATGTCAATCCTTGAAGGCCAGCCCTTGCGGTTCCAGCTATAGGGTTTACATCTACTTTCCCCTGCGCCCCTTGTGGAGAGTTCCAATTTTGCTCCCAGGGCTTTGCGGAACTTTGGCTTCCAGTCCAATCCTTTTCCCAAGGCTTGTCACTGCTCATTCTTTCACCCAGTTGTTTTCATCGTTCTTGTCGCCGCCCTTGTAGATATAACCGTTATATGTCATGCCGATTTGAAGCGGGCCTTGTCCGTCCCACTCGTTTGCTTTCTTGAGGGTGTCCATGTTGAAATCTGACCCCTTCCAGCCCTTGAGCGTTCCGTTTTGTTCGTAGTATTTAGCCGCTGAATCCCTACTCTCTGCCGCCGCTTGTATTTGAGCCATAAGTCTATCTACTCTGGCCTTATTGACGGACTCGTCCAGAGCGTCATTATATGCCCTGTTGATAAGCTGCTGACCCTCTTTCTCTGTAAATTGAGCGCCAAGGATCAGCCGCAGGTTTCTTTGAACAACCTCGGAAACCTTCTCTTTGGTATCAATAGCTTCTGGATTCCACATAGCCAGCACCTTGTCAGGGATAATCCCATACATGCCGCCTGTTACGTTTTTGTCTCCGCCTAGCGTTGTTGAGGCTTCTCGGAGTTGCGCTAAGTTCTTCTCTACGTCAGCCATGCCGCCCCTGGCCTTCCACGCCAGATAATCTTCAGCGAATTTCTTGTCTATCTGCTTTTGAGCTTCGCTTAAACCGCTTTCCTTCTCCTCGGCTGCTCTGGTTCTTCCTGCCTCTGCCTCGTTTGAAAGCCTTGTCCTCTTGGCTATATTCGCCTTTGTCAGAAGTTGCGCTCTTTGAGTCGGGTTTAAAGAATAAATGCGCTCCTGATCCTCTGGCGAAAGCTCAGAAATCAAGGCGATTTCATTGGGGTTAGGGTTCCACTGTGGAGGAGCATTAAAGCTAGGGCTACCGCTAGTCGGGTTCGGATTGAAGCCAGGAGTACCCCTGCTGGTTGGGCCAGGGAACGTCCCTGGAGTGGCCCCTGTGGGGCGCATCGGAGGAACTGGTATTCCAGGCATACCTCCACCAGCACCCACCACACTAGGGGCAGTAGGTGGCGACTCGGCCCCCAAAAGCCTCGGCTGGCCTATGCTCTTTCCAGAGGAGTCTACATCAATCTCCCAAATCTGCCCATTTCTCTCTATGCGTTGAGTTTGAGGCTTTCCGTACTCATCGGCCTCACGCTTGGCTTGGGCAATCTGAAGCTCATACGCCTGCTGCTGTAGTTGCATGTTCTTCTGCTGCTGCTCTTTGAACAGCCGAGCCATTTCAGCCTCTTGATCTTCCTTTTGCTTGCGCTGCCGATAGCCTAAACCACCACCACCTGCGAGAAACTCAACTAACGGGTTCATGTTTGCCCCCAAAGGTTTTTAAGAAGTCCTGCGTAAAAGCCGCCTTCGAGGTCGGCCATGCCCTGATATGCGCCAGCGTTAGCGTACATTTGATTGTTGCCCAGACTCGCCTGACCAGCCGCTGAGGGCTGTCCTACGCCCTGCACAAGGCTAAGGAACTGATTGAAGCTCTGCTGGTCGTTAAAGAGCTTCTGAGCGTTCTCACGGTACTTCTGGTCATACTGCTGCTCGTTCGCCAGTACACGATTGGCAAAGTTCTGGTTCTGCTGACCTACACCAAACTGAGCTGCGCCCAACTGCTGCCCATAACGCTGCTGGTCTGCGTTCAGGCTTGCAAGGAAGTTGCGGTAGTCTTGGTCTGATCCAAATTGAGCGCCTGCCATCTGTTGCCCGAATCTTTGGGCGTCTTTCCCCATCCTGTTTTGAATGTTGGCAAGGTCACGATTCAACCTGAAGTCCTGACCAGTCTGCCACTGGTTAAACAGTTGGTTGTTAGCCGCAAGGTTCATCGAGTCCCGAGAGGACTCAACATTCTGAAGCGTTGGGATCAGCCTTGCATAGTTCGCCATTGTCGAGTCATTCAAGGCTTCCATTGTCTGCCCGGACTTGAATTTGCCAGCCGCTACCCCCGCATCCTCGATCTGCTTGCGGGATTCGTTCTGCATGGCCTGGAGGTAAGGGTTAGACGGGTCAAGCAGGTTTGTCTGGTTGACCGCCACCTCTCGGGCCTGGGCTGGCCCTACTGTGGTGGTAGCCTGAATCTCATCAGTTCGGGACTGCGGCCCCGCATACGCCCCAGGTACTTGCCCGGACATATTGTTCGCCGTCGGCCCTTGCACGTTGGTATCGGGGTTAAGGGAGAAGTTGCCCACTCCCAAATCTCTCATTGTCGGCTTATACTTCGCCTGGGACTCAGCATTGCCGATATTCCTAACGCCCAACTGATTGTAGGGGTCAAGTCGGTTTACGCCGTCCTGATACATCGTGCGGTTGAAGTCTAACTGATCGTCCAGCGCGTCCTTCGCCTTGTCTGCTGCGTAGTTGGACATTGCAGTATTAACCAGCACCTGACCCAGCCCCACGCTGTTTGCAGAGCCGCCTGAACCGCCGCCCCATAGTCCCTTTAAAAAGTCCGTGAATGAGCTCACGCCATCGCCTCCATCGGAGTTACCTCCGCCAAATAAACCCCCGAAAATCTCCCAGGGTATGTTAAATCCGCCATCGTTTGAGCCTGTTCCGCCTGTGCCGCCAGTTCCACCTGTATTGTCGGTGCCTCCACCTATGTTGTCGGTGTTGCCAGTCTCAGGAGGGGGGCCAAATACGTTGTTTCCCTCATCGTCCTCGTACCAGCGCCAATCTCCAGCAGTGTCTTGGTTCTGCTCCCACCAGTCCTCGCCTTGCTGCATGACATCCCCGAAGGTATCGTCGCTAGAGCTACCAAGGTCTTTGAGCCAGCCGTTTAAATCGTCATCGAGGATTGAGCCTAGAATATCGTCAAGCCATCCATCGTCTGATCCAGATGCAGGGTCTTCCCAGTTCGCCCACTCCTCGTCAGTGACATAGCCATCGCCGTCAAGGTCTACGCCCTCTCTCTGATTGAGCGCGTTCTGGTTGTGGGCCAGAGCGTCCTGATAGGTCATGCCCTGATCCAGCAAGCCTTGCAGGACAGGGTTGTAGCCAGGATCAACGCCAAGTGCCTGATAGATGGCAGGGTCAAGAGTGTTCGGGTCTACAGCGCCAGAATTCAGATTGTTTTCAAGCAGTTGAGCCGCCATGCCGATACCACCATCGGCTACGACTTGGTTAAGGTCAACGCCAGACTCAGCCATGAGTTTTGTGAACTGGTCATAAACCTGCAAAATATCCGCAGGCACAATCTCGTCAGCGCCCACCGGATTGCCTGCCGCAGAGTGCCACCAAGGATCATCAGCAGTATCGTCAATGACCCCCGCATCGCCGGGGTTCTGATAAATATCCCCGCCACCCGTATAGCCGGGGTTGGTTGGGTTCAGGTTGGTGTTAGGGGTAGTCCCGCCGCCAGACGATCCAGCGCCGCCCGTTTGGGGGTTCTGAAATGCCGCCCACTCCTGATTCGTAACAAACCCGTCACCGTCAAGGTCGCCGCCCTGGTTGATAGCGTTAGCATTGTGGGCTAGGGCTTGCTCCCAGGACATTCCCTGGCGCTCCATCAGCCCCCTGACGTTGTTGTAGAACGGCAGGAATGCCGCCCACTCTGCGTCAGTTACCCAGCCGTCATTGTCTGAGTCTGCGCCGAGGTAGACAGCGTGAGCGTTACGCTCCTGCTCTGTCGCCATCAGTTTGTCTCGTAGACGTTCAAGCTAAACCGCAGGGATGACACCGTAGAGTTGTTTGTGTCTGTATCTGCGGTGAAATAGATGACATCGCCTGCGCTCAGTTTGAAGCCTACAGGCTCCACGATGTTGAAGTTATTTTCGACTGAGGTGTCCATGATGTAGCGAAACACCTCGAATTTTGTGTCCACCGTCCGGTTATGAACCCACCCTTTAATAGTTACTTTAGGAGAGCCGCCGCCAATCTTGTTGACGTTGGCAAACAGGAAAGAAGCTACGCCAATCGCGTCTGACGGGGTGTGAAACAAAGCCTGCTGGGTTACGCCCTCCCCTGCGGGAATGTAGGCGGGAACCCCGCCCGTTGTGCTGGAGGTGAGGGTGATCGCGTTTACATTCGTGTCGCTCGTACCAGAAGCCGCACAGGCCACCCGATTAACGCCAAGCATGGAAAAAGAAGTGGTGTCAGGGGAGGATGAACCGAGAACGTGCGTTCCCACGGCATACTCACCATTGGCATCGAGGTAGTTGAAATAGAGGGTAGTGCAGCCTGTCGCCGCGCCGCCTGCGCCGTCAGTTGTTGCGTTGTACGCAATGCTTAAAGTCTCGGCTGAGGAAAGAACCTCCGGCCCCGCTGGCTTGGCAGGGTCGGCAGTAATCATTATCTCGTTGTCTGCGGTGTCAATGTCGGGCAGGTAGGCAAATTTCGTATAGTGATAAACCCCGCTTCTCTGGCCCAGAACAATCTCCTCCTGCGGGGCTGCGTACACCCTGACAGGCTTGGCGTCACCATCCCTTCCGAGCGCCTGATTCGCTGATGCCCTGAGTTCAGAGTAAGGGCCGTAGTAGCACTTCATACGCAAATAAGTCTGTGCAGAGCTACCGTTGACCAGCCGCGCCCTGAAGTGTCGGCCTGACTTTACAGCTTTATGAACCTCTGGAATGCCTGCCGAAATCGAATAGCCCGAAGTCGGGTAGGTTGAATCCCAGTTTGTGCCGTCGATAGAAAAGTCGAAGTAAAGCGTTCCATCGGCGTCTGTCTTAACCTGACAGAAAACCTCATCAGAGCCGTTCTGCTCACCCGTTCCCGTAAACGTAGCGCCGCCGCTGAGAGGCGTTGTAGACGAGTTTCCGCTGGACTCGACGTTGTACCCTGCGTCACCGAAATAACTGCCATACGCGCTCACAGAGAGCAGTGAGGCCAGAATAAAGGCGGTCAGTCTCATATAATCATCCAGTCTGTGTCATCTTCGTCGTAATAGAGGTTTGGGCCGTCCCTCGGCCCCATCAAGGAGATAGAAGAACTCCCGTCGATTGTCTCTGAGCCTTCCGTGGCAATCGTCACGCCTCCAGAACCCTTGCGCTTGATTGAGACTCTGTGCAAATCCTTGGCCCCTGAGTGCAGAGTTATGGTTTGGGTAGTCGTGCCTGTAGTGACAACGACCTCCCAGGCTGCTTTGGGGTCTGTGGTGTAATCGTCAGCGGTGCGAGTGATCGTGGGGGTCACAAGGTCGTAAATGTCCAGAATCCGTTGCTTGACCTCCTCCTCGCCTCTGGCGGTCAGGGGGTTTCTGATAACTCGGTTCGTCATGCTGGACGAATGTCCACGTCAAGCTCAAGGGAGATAAAGTCAATCCCCGCATTATCGGTAGTGGTGACAGTAAAGAAGCCCTCCATGCAAGCCCCCCAAGGGGTCAGTAGAGGGATCACAGTAGCCTTGCTCACCGTCACGCCATAACTTGTCGAGCGTGTTACCTGCTTGCCTGTGTCACTGTCTGCCTGGAAAGACACGCCAATCGTGGGCGCGTTGTCCGTAGACTGAACCGTCAGCCATGCGGAATTGACAACAACCCTCTGCCCCTTCACGCCGCCGAATGAGGCCGCAGTGAATGTCGGGGTGTCCAGCGTTCTTGTGATCGCGCCCGTATCATGCAGGTACTTCGTTTCGTCGAAGTAGTACAGATATGAGTTGCCGACCACATAAGTCCTCCCGTGAGCGTTGATGTAGTCAAGCGCCCTGTAATTCGTTGTCAGGTTGCTCCCGCTTATCGTGGCCTGATGCTGTCTCTCAGACCAAAACCCAGAGGGAACGTGATACGTCCAAGTCGTGGAGGCCGAAGGAAACACGAAGTCAACAAAGTTCTGCTGACGGTAGTTGTAAGCCAGCACGATACAGTCTGAAACCGTTTCGTAAGTGTCCCACTCCTCAGCAATCGCTGGGGTGAAGATGGGCTGATACTGAAGCCCCGCCAGGACGTTCGGCCTGCGGTTCTGGTCGAGGAAGTAAACCTGATCGTCAATCGAGGAAACCGCATACGTTCCCGCTATCCCCCTCTCAATGACAGACTGCCGGGAGGCTGGGGGTCTGCCGGATGAGGTGTACCATGCCTCAATAGAGTTTTCCCCAAAGAGATACAGGTAGCGGTTGTGCGCGTAAACCCTCAGTAGGTCATCTGCAAAACTCTCTGCTGTGGCAAAGTCCAGCGCATTGAAGTCTGTAGCATCATCAACTGCCGAGTTGCAAAACTGCCCGTTAGGTTGGTCGAACCAGAAACGGAGGTCGAGGTATGCGGAAGATTTGGCAGAGTCAGTAACGTCTGCATCTGTTACCGTGACCAATCCCCCAGCCGTGGTGTACACGTAAATCTTGTTGCCGGAGCTTCCGGTAGTGATGACCAACTGGGTGCCGTCAGTCTCAAGGACACAGCGGTGATAGCCGTCTATCGTCCCGATAGTGGTTTTATTGCCGAGGGAGTCAACGGAAAATAGCGTCTGGTCGTAGATCGCATAGATAATGCCACCCATCGCCGCAGCGCCACGCATGTGCTTGTATTGCAATCCGTAAGGGTAACCAGAGGCGTCATACTCCCTGATGTTCGTCCCGTCAAAGACGTATAGCCTGTCGCCAGAATCACCGAAGGCGCACCCGTATGGGGTTCCTGTGATCCCCGAAAGACTCCTGCCAGCCAGTTGAACGGAAAAGCTCACGTCGCTCCCTGCAATCACGTATTCGGTGATGTAGGAAGACCCGCCAATAACCCAAAACTTTGAATCGTTCGCGTTCAGATGGATTTGCAGGCTGGAGGATGAAAGAGAGGTAGAGATCGACTTAACCGCGCCCTTGTAGTCGAGGGTGGAAATGTCGGCCCCCATATCGAACTCCCACACCTTGCGAACCCCCAGAGAGGTCTTGCCAACCACATAGACCTTATCCTCTGTGGAGTTGACCGCGAAGCCGTGAGGGTCATCAACCACGTTAGAGAGGTCGTATGACTTGGAGGCGTAAGCAATAGTGGTGGAGTCCCAGGCCGTTAGCGTGAACTCGTAAAGCGTGTCTGTGGCGCCATCAAGAATCCAGTAACGATCTCCATCGGCTGCAATCTGTCCCGCTATAGGGTTAGAACCACCGTAGGCACCAAGAGCGGTAGTCGTGTTCGCGCCCTTGGTGGAAATGTCCCAAGGGGTGGACAGCGTAGACTCAAGGATATTCGTAGACGAGAGAAAGAATACCTTTGCCCCATCCGTCTTGAGCGAGGGCGTCTTGGGGACGCTGACAGAGTTGGCGGTTGTGTCGGCAATCGACAGGGTTCCCACCAAGTCCTCAATGACCTCTGTAAGTCCTGGGAACTGCCGAAACGAGCCGCCAGAATGGGGGTAGACGTTGACGGCCTGCTGGTCAGAAAAGTCTATTCGGCTGTCTTCGTAGTTGCCGAAAAGCGGAAGGTTTACTCTCATGCGAACAAACAGCCTCCACCGGGAGCAACGTAAGCTATCTCGGTTCCCCAGAAAAGTTCATGCACGAACACAATGGGGTCACCAAGGAAGCGAAACTTCAGACCGTTGTACCAGCCATGCAAGCAAGATACCTCAGCCATTATATGTCGCTCGTTACGTCATACTTGTAAGAGAAGGACAGCCCAGGCATCTGAACCGCCATAGAGATATTGTTATCGGCGCTCAACGACCTTTCGGCATCCTTAACCTGCTCGAACAGGAGTGGAGAAAAGTCGGAGATGCGGAACTCTACAATCAAGTCCCGCGCCAGGAGCAACTTCAAATCCCTTACCTGCTCCTCGTACAGATCAAGCGTTGTGCCAACCGTGGAAGGTGTGGGAATGTGCAGGCAGTTATCCGCAGTGAGCTTTGAAATTAAGTCCTGAAGAACCGTAAAGGCGTCTGTATTGGCGTTACTGTCCCACGTTGCAAAGCTGGTGCCTGTCGGACACAGGCCCAACTTGACCGCAGCCGAGTCAATTACGTTCTGTGCAGTAGCCATTCATATACCTTCCTAGATAGACCCCTGTCCCATTCACAAGACCCCTCGGAGCCTTGGGTGTTCTTTGGAGTCCAATCTGTTTCTAATTCGGAACCAAGAAAAACCGAGAGGCGTTTAAGTTCAGCCTCCCGATCTTCCTCGATAAAAAAGAAGTGAACGTTCTCCAGCGTGGTCAGCATCAAAAGCGATAACCACATCGAATCCCATTCACTCTTATCCCTGCCTCTCTTAGCCCAAGTCCACATAACGCGCTCTGGCTTCCGAAGGGGTACGACCATCTTCCCCGTAAAGGAAAAACAGTCGCGTATCCCATCGTCCGTCAGATGCCAGGATGCAGGCTCGAACCGAGAGAGTAAGTTGCAGGTAAACACAGTCCCCGTGTGGGGGATTGACACTACGCTTACGAGTTGTGCCAAATCTTTACTGCGTTTTGTGGACGGATAGCCTTGTAACCGTACAGAACGTCCAAACGACAAGGGAACTTGTCATCGGAGATCGTGTAGTCACGAACCATCCTCATAGAGATTCCATCCAGAACCTCACGAGCCGCCATATCAACACCCTGCGGCAACACAAGGTCAGCAGTCGCGAAAGCGAAAGCGTCCTTCTGGAAGCCAAGAGAGTGAAGCGCGGTGAAGGCGTTACCGCCGCCGAGCTTGTTGATTGCAGCGTTGTCAGCCGGAGAGCCAGAAACATTCTGCTTTCCACCACTCGCAACAATGGAGGGAGAAATCGGAATGCTCGTAGCCGTAGCCGCAACATCAGACGTTACAACGAACTTCTGAAGCTCCGCAGTAGTCGCCTTCGTTTCAGGGTGAACCCGATAAACGCCTTCAATAGTGATTACATCACCAGCCTTGAAGGTAGTCGTACCAGTGTCAACCGTCAGCGTAGCGCCCGTCTGAGAGGCACCATTGATGTTGTAGGAAGTATCGCCTTCCGCAGCCGTACCAGCAGTGTGAGAACTGATGAGCGTGTTTTCATAGTGCATAAAGCCACCATGCTTGCCCATTGCGCCCTCTTTGTACTGGCGGCCAATCTCGGCCTGAGCATTAAACAGACCCTTCGTAGCGTCGACGAGATCGACGTTGCCCTGGGGGTCGTGAATCATGCACCAATCACCCGCAGGGGTGAGAGAATTAACGAGAGCCTTACGAGCGTTCGCAATGTTCGCAACGGATACGGCAGAGCCTTGAGCGTCGATCACATTGTAAACATCGTCAACCATGCTCAGAGCATCGCTTTCAATGTTAGCCGCAAGAGAAGCCATTGCAGGCTCCAGATACCGCTTTGAAAACTCGTCAATGTGCATCGTCAGTTCTTCAGACGTAAAGCTGAAGTCGATACCCTTCTGAGTGTCTACGGTCAGAGTCTCAGAAGTTTCCGTTACGTCCTGGGCAGACAGTGTAGCGCCTGTACGAACAGTAAATTCGTTCGGCAGACGGATTTTAAGATCGTTACCAATCTTCGCGCCCGATTGGGCATATTGTGAGTCGTACTGCGTATTGATGTTCCAAGTGTTCGGGTAAGGTCGCTAGGCTTACCCCGCCCTTTCGGGCCGCTGCATGTCACCATGCAGAGCAGACTATATCATCACCCGCGTGGGGTGCATTGCGCTTCGGGCCGCTTGGCCCTACTCCTTTCGGATAGTCGTTACACCTTCCGTTTTATGAGGACATATACCATGCGTCCTTTTTCCCCATTGACAGTTCATGCAGAGAATCTGGAATCCTTCTGGAAACCCCTCACGCCTCAGCCATGCCATAAGTTGTTGCGTGGTCTTGAGGTTTTCTTCCCTGCGGTGCTCCGCGCCATCATTGTAAACATGGTCGATGCTCAAAAATGAAGGCTCCGTAACGCCACAACAAGCACAGACATAACCACCATACGCCGCGTAAACCTCATCGCGTAAAGTGTCAATGCTTTGCTTGTTTCCATCCCTGACCTTTGCGTAAAACTCATCTTTTTCAGCATCCGACATTCTCGCAATACGATCCTGTCTCCTCTGATTTTGAGCCTTGTTGATTCGGTCTTTCTCTGCCTGAAGCTCGGCTTCAGACATTGCCCCGCGCTTCTTACGCCATCTGCGTGTTGAGTCTATCGCTCTACACGCCTTACATGCGTAGTCCACTCCGGTTTTAGGGAAGTCTTCAATGGTTTTGGTTTCCCCGCATTTCCTGCATGTGGGGTCTTTGGCGAGATTAGCATTCCGCTTCTCTCTTGATTTTAAAACGGCTTGGCTCGGGATTGTCTCACCTATATTGATATTGGGATCAATATTATTTTATGAGATGTTCCCCGAATTCACAATGTTTTCGATGTACGTTGCCGTACAAAGCAGCCACATTTAACTGATGAAGTTCAACTTCTGATGCAGAATACGCAGTGCTTCCTTGGTAATAACACTCGGAGTTAGGAGTGAGTTAGCCATTTAAGTCACCTTTTTTAAGATAGCCCTAGCTGCTTGTTTCTCCAGTTGGCATATTCCTTCGGGGTCATCTTGTCAGGGTCTTTCTGAACTGATCCCGTAGGTTTAACCGGAGTCGCAGGGTTGGGCGTTTGAGTAGTTGTGACAGGCGGAGGGGACGAGAGTTGTGCTGACAACCTGCCCAATTCCATCATCGCCATACTGACGGGCATAGTCTCCAGAGAGGCCGCAGTCGCGGGGTTGCTCCCAAGATGGTACGCCAGTGCAGGGCCGTTTTCTGAAAGAACAATAGCTTCGGCAACGTGCGGAGTTTGCACTTGGTAGTTTCTGACAACCTCCCGATAGTCTGGGTGCTCGTCA